CTACGGGTTTTTTGCTTTCTGACTTTCTAAAACCTTGTGAGTGAATCGCAGATGCGCGAAGGGTAGTGTGACTTGTATTAGACATGCCCATGTGAGCGTAGGGCATTGCTAAACTTCACTCTCTACTTGTAGGGGGGTAATCATTCCTGAAAACAAGTAAGGATCAAAAATTGCCCTCGGATTCCTTGTACAGTTAGCCTCCAATCAAATCACCTTAAATTTACCATTAGAGTCAATTTTGAGAATAAATGGGATTAATTGAGAATAAGTGATCGTAAAGTGAGTTTTTACTGGTAAGAAATGATAGTTTGTTGGTAAATAGTGATCACCAATTTACCACCTTATAAAAGCAGAGCTATCATATGGATATTGAGAATATAGAGAAGTCAGTCAAATTTAGTCGATGGATAGTATCATCCATCTTTGTAGTAACGCTAGGCTCATACGTTGGCTGGTTCTTCCTTTTTCAAGGGCAAACTCTTAGTGTTGAACCTAGTGTATGGGGTTCTTTTGGTGATTTCGTTGGTGGTCTATTGAACCCACTCATCGCTTATTCAGCTTTCTATTGGCTAACGGTATCGGTGATTGTTCAAAAGCGTGAGTTAGCCGAAACTAAAAAGGCTTTGATTGACTCCAGTAAAGCCCAGCAGGAGCAAGTTAAGGTACAACTTGAAAACGTACAAGTTCAAAAGGGGCATTTAATAACCCAAAAAAATCAAGCGAAAGAAGCTTTTCGCAGCTCAGCAATAGAAGTTATGAGTATGCAGCTGAACAATATCTCGATGCAGTTAGAGTCAGAATATGCATACCGAAACGGTCTCGCTTTGAACGCAATGAAAACAAATAATGCTGTCACAATGGCTAGAGATGGCAGGTGTATATCAGCGGATAAAGAGTTAGTAAACTGCTCTGCCTCTATTGCTAAATTGGAAGGTGAGCGCCTTAAATTAATTATAAGTGTTCAAGATATACTTAATAATGATGGTGCAAATATTGCTAACCCCAGCTAATCGTTTATACTTATCTAAGTGAGGAATGAGCTAGAAAAAGTAGCCGCAAGGTTATCGCGCAGTAGTAGTGATTAGTTCGCTAGTCATGATATGAAGGTTGAAGCGTCCTTCCTTTCCTCACCCAACTAACCCTCCTCAATCTATACTGCCACTTATTATTTTATAGTGTGGCTCTTTTAAATTATCCGCTAATACAATACCTGCTGCTTTAAACGTGTTTAAATACTCTTTAAAGCGTGATTTATTGTGCCTTAACTTGTCTTTAAAGTTCATTTTAAGAATAAACTTAGCGTAGCGGCCATCTTTCATCTTATGAGCAAAAACCACGTTTTTACCATCTAGGAGTACTGCATCTGGATTACGAATAATTTTCGGTAAAATAGAGGCAACTGAAATAGGTACCGATGCCCCTCTTTCAACCTTTGAATCTCTCAACCAATGAGCAATATCGCTATCGCGAGCAATAATAGCGGCTCCATAAGGCACCTCTGCATGGTTTGATAAGTAACTAATAACGTCTTCACTTAAATAGCCAACGGTTTGCGCTAAACCCTGCTTAATACTGCGACCTTTAGCCATTTGATAAGCTGTACTATTAACTAGCTGTTTAAAAGGTTGATCGAACATAGAATTATCAAACCACTTAACAGCTTTCTCACGTAAAGACGTTGGTAACTCCATTAATTGCTGGCCTAAAATCACATCAGGCGCTAACCAAGCTTTACCCACGTTATAATCCCAACCAACATCAATGCCAGGCATTTTTTCAGTAATAACACCTGTTTTGGGATCTAGAATTTCAATAGCATCAATCGTCTTGCTTTCACTCACTTTTAAATCTAAGCGCTCCAGGTCTTTTTTAGAGGCTGATCGGACATAACAACGACACATCCAACCGTTAGGTGGATAGTGAGTTTTCCAAAAGGGATCATCAATGTGGTAAACCTTTAAATGCCATTTTTGATGTTCATCACGCACACGTCCATCATCAACTGTCATGTAAATAAGATAAGGTCTACGTGCTTTTACTCGCTGTAATTGTTGCCAACGACCTGCAGCATAAGCAGAGCGTTTATTAGTATTCAAAATCACCTTAGAACGCCAACGACGATCACCTTTATATGACCAACCATGTTTAGCAACAATATCATCGAAATCTTTGAGGAAATTTCCTAAGCTATCGCCTGAAGCAATGTAGGTCTGAACAGTTTTATAGAAGTCCTCTAACAAAGACAGTTTAGTCGCTCCGGCAACAGTAAAGCCTTTGGCATGAATAGAGCCGACTAAGTCATCCCACTTTTCACTGGGAATAATCAGCTTTTCTTTGAAGTACTCAATAGCTTCTTTGTAAGGTAATGAGCCATATGTGGCATTAACAACTTCAGGCATAGTGTTTCCGTGTATCTTAGAGACTACGACTATTTATATAGTCGTAGTGAGTATGAATGTACTTATGTATGATAATGATTAAACCTATAGGTATAGGTTTAATCATTTCGCCTCCACCATACCTTTACCAAACTCAACTTCTAGCTCCTGGCTAACTAAATGAGCTAACACTCCTTCATCAGATTCAGGCACTAATTTAGCGATAAAATCTAAGGCATCTTCTAAGCTATCGCCCTTCTTAATAGCTGCTTTAACTTGGTCAATTAAGTCACTGATTGATTGCTCATAATCATCCCAATCTTGCACCTTAGTAATTTTACCTTTTGAGAATTCAGCAACAGCGCCTTTGCTAGGCTCTTTACCAAAATCAGCGCCTAAGAAAATGGTTTCATCTCCTTCAGCGGGTTTGGTAAAGCCAGTTCGGCTATAAAACTCATCGGCTTTAATGGGAGCCGCCTTTGCTGCCTGCACTGTTATTTCAACATCATCTTTACTGATTTGCTTTTTATCAATGTATTTCAGCGTTGGTGGTGGCACGTCTTCACCAAGGTTCACAATAGTGATGAACTCAAACAACTGGTTCGCCGTGTCAGCAACTAAGCTTCTGTCAGCTTTAGCATTTTGGTCTGTTCTACCTTGGTGTGTTTGTGAAGCTGCACGGCTACCATCACCACCCGTTAATTCACTCGCCGCTGTTTGGCTGGTTAATGCCTTACTCATTTCACGGTTCATTAATAAAATCAAACGTTCTTGGGGTAATTGACCGCTAGTTTTCACTTCTAAAAGATCAATACTAGAATCATCAGGTATCGCAGCAACCGCATCTTCAGCGAGCTGCTGTAATGATGCAATCAATTTATCTATATCTGTATCAAGCGTACCTACTGGATATTTACCTATTGGGAATGGCTGACCAAAACGCTCACAAAAACGGACAAAAAACTTTAAGCCGCCATTTTTAAACATCCAGCTCCAAAAGCAGCAACTTAAAATAGCTAGGCCATAGGGATTAGAGGCATCAGGCATATGGCGAGTCACTAAAAAGCGCATATCTGGGGCAACTTCACCAATAGGTGTTTCCATGCTCTTAATCAGCAATTCACCATCATAGTTAAAGCCATATTTACGGGCCTCAATATCTTTAATTTGCGCTGGTATCAACTTGCCGTTTTTCTCCTGCCAGTTAATAGCATGTACTCTACGGCCTGTTAAAGGCGCTTTACCAATAGACCAAAATAAATCATTCCAACGCATAGTACGATGTGGTCTTTTTTTAAATATGCTTTGACAAAGCTCTAAGGCTTGTTGAGCTGAGTTTGATTCATCACCCGCTTGTAATTCATATTTAAAGCCTAATAACGAGCTGTAAATTTGTCTTACTTCGCCCATAACATGTGGGTCTTGCAAGATTTCATTATATACTTCCTGGTCTACACCTGCTTTACGCAAAAGCTCATCAGTATCAGGTAACTCGTGCATCATGCCAACTAACTGATCGTCATTTAGTCGTTCAATTATGCTGTTATCAAGTAACGCTTTTTTAGTTTTTTTCATCGGCCAAACCCTGCTGTATTAACACTGCCTCTTGTTTGAGCTGAGCGCGCTCGTGGAATACCACCAGAGCGAGCTACAGCCGTTACCCACCACAAATGTAATGCAACTAATGCATCATAGTGATGGTGACTTTCTTTATCGGGATAGGTGCCCATTTCCTCTATCAAAGCATTGCAACGGGCATGGAATAAAATGTTGGGATCTACATCGGTAATGTACGGCTCTAAACTCTCAATATATTCTTGTTGAGATTTAATGGCCGTCCAACCGACTAGTGGCATAATAATTTGTTGATCTAATGCCATATTGGCGAATGACTTACGCATCCAGTCAAAAGCATTATTGTTTTCAAAACCCCAAGTGATCGGATTAAACTCTTTTTGCAGTTTGATCATGTCCGACAAAATCACTGAAGGTTGTCTGCGCTTACGCACACAATGCTCGATATGGCCTTTCTTTGTTAGTGGATGATAGTGACCAATAATTAATGCTGAAGGGTCAGCACTTTCATTTTTACCCATACTTGGGTCACAAGCGCCATAGGTTTTCCACTCAGGCAAACGATTCACCCAAAAATCAAACTTATCAAATAGCAATTCATCATCACTACGGGGGATGCCCTGCATCTCTTTATTAAAGGCTTTTAAGTTTTTTACGCGCAACGCCATAATGGTGTACAAATCACGCACACAAGACCAACTAACTACAGCGCCCTTACTCATGGCCTCCTTGTTCTTCAACCAAAATAAATAACTGGGGTAATCTTTTAATCGAGCAAAGCCACCCTCAGCGGCAACACTAAGCTTGTAGCGTTTATCATCATTGCGCATCAACTCTTCACAATGGTGCCACAAATCCATATTGTGCGGCATTTCTACTAACGCTTTAAAATGAAATACCGTGTGACCAGGGCTATTTTTTGCGCGACTAATCGGATCATCATGATGAAGCACCGTATTAACGCCCATAAATTTAACGCTACCATCAGGTGGTCCCAAATAATCAATACCAGCCTCTAACGTATCCCAACGGCCATCACGTTCAGTAGAAGATTTAGCCTCACTATCGGTAATAATGTCATCGCTAAGTAATAACTGAGGACGGTTTGCACCACTAAACGTACCGCGTACGGCTTGGTTTATACCTCGGCTTTCCATGGTTACGCCATTATTAGTCGTAAACTCGCCAATTTTCCAATGGCCTGTACTGCCACAAATCTCAGGAAAATCTAATTGCAATTGCGGGTTGTTTATCAGCTCAGTTTTCACCACTTCAAGCAACTTGGCTGGCATGCGAGTTTCAGCGCCAAACACAATTAAATAGTTCATGTGAATGGCAGGTAATTCAGTAATGTTTAATTCTGCACAAACACCCGGACGTTGCAGTAAATCCAAAGCCGCCACAAAGATAGGCCCAATTTTAGTTAATAGGGTTGATTTACCTTCACCACGAGGCGCGGCATACCAATCTCTAACAGGGTCTTCACTGAATATTGCCAAGGGGAAACGTTTATAAAAGAAGGCTTGAAACTCACTGGGGCTTTCACCGTCCTCAAGCCACATGTGGTGCGGAAAATAGGTATACACAAAATATTCATAATCGCCGCTTAATACACGTTTACGGCGTTTATTCTTTGCAGCGGGTGACGTATCAAGCTTGCGCTTTTTAGCATCTATTTCTTGGCGTAGCTTTGCGGTTAGCTGAGCTACTTCATCAAGAAATTCTTTCTCTTTTAAATCAGCCATGGCCTAGCCGTACTGCTTGCTTAATTCTGGGGCGAACTGCTCTAGCGCAATAACAAAGTACTCTAAGTTTTGCGGGAAACGTTCACCTAAGAACTGAGCAAATAGCTCTAAGGTTTCCATGGCTACGCTTAAGCGACCAATGTTTGCATCACTACCACCAGCAGCCTTCGTTATCTTCACATAACTATCCGCTAGCTTAGTTAACACAGTGGCTTTTTCTAATGGCTCCATATCGGAGTACTTTAAAATATCCATCAGGGTGGAATATTGCATAGTGAAGTCTTCTAATACCTGGATAGACAAATCACCAATACCACCTTGTGCCAAACGTGAGGCACTTCGGGCTTTATCCCAGCAATCGCCTTTATCTTTGGCTTTTATCTTCCAGCGCGAAGCCGTAGCCACAGGCACATCATTAAACTCAGCCGCCGCTTTTAATGACTGTCGGTCGTAAACATAACTACGCCTAACTGCCTCAAGCTTTTCTTGATTACGTGCCATTAGCTAAGTAACCCACGTTTAACGGCTTCAGCAAGCAAGGCAATACCAACACCTGTAGCCGCTGAAATTACACCCGCACGCTTAGCTGTGTTTTTTTCATTTTCTCTGATGCGAACATCATGCTCTTTCAGTGTTTCCCAAATAGCATCATTGGTTTTTGCCTGAGTATCGCGCCATTCACAGGTATGTTTCTCTAATGAATCAAGTTGGCCTGTGATTTTACCTAGCTCATGCAAAATTAACGCAGTTTCACTACTTAACTTTGGATCTTCTTTATTGCCCATGCTTAACGTCCTTTAATCGCATTAATAACCCCAGCTAAACCCGTAGTTGGAGGTGGTGTATCATTGATTACATTATGTCTTGAGGTAGTTTCGGTTTTTAAATCGCCCATGTATGCTCTAACCACATAAGCAAATGTGCCCGATACCGTGATAAAGCAAAAACCCATTTCATAGCTAAAAGCAGCATCTGCACCTTTAGTGCTGTACACATAAGCCACAGCAGCCACAAAAATAAGCGATAACAAAATTAGGCAGTTCATTGCCTTATTAACTAACTTTGCCCGTGTCTCTTGCCCATCAGCGGCGCACATAGCCTCATAGCGACTGGTGCGGCCTTTATCTTCTTCAACTTCTTGAGTGATTTTTGCCAGGGAAAGTTGCTGCTGTAACTCAGGGGAAAGTGTGGCAATGGCTTGCTTAGCATCAATGCCAGTAGACGAGTCTGTTAGCTGTTTATCATCTGGTAAAAAAGCATTAATAACGGGTAGTGCTAGCTTGCCTAATGGGGTGGCTGATAACAGCCCTAAGCCAACATCCTTTAAAACATTAAAAACATCCATTATGCTTTTCCTCTTGGCCAAAACTGCTTAATCACACCATTGAAACCAGGAATGTAACGGCAATCAAAATGCAACCAACCCACCCCCATTTCTAACGTGGTGATATAAGGAAATTCTTCAGGGTTATTGAGAATATATTGACGAACGTGTTCAGCGGTATAGTCTTTAAAAATGCAATCAAACCCATTGCCTAACTTATGCTGGCTAAGGTCTGCCCCTATAGGGCAATCACCAGGTCTAAAACCACGGTATTGATTACTACCGCCCCATAACCAATCATTCACCGTTAACGAGCCAAAACGAGCGCGTAAGGCGATTAAAGTCAGTAATGCTTTGCGGTTAAATAAGCCCCACAGAATATGGTGCGCGTGTTGGTATTTTTCGAAAACTGCTTTGGGTACAAGTTCTTCTATTGAAAAGTAATTTATTGACATTATGCCTCCTAAGCTTAAGCCGTAGGAGCAGTATGAAGTCTTTAAATTAGGGGGTTATACGTCAAATGTTTTCGGGGTGGTTTTACAGGTGGTTTACAAGGAATATGGGCGAAGTGCTTTTTTAGCTTCGCCCATTTTATAGCAATAGGTCAAGTGTTAAATTTTGATTGCTGGTAGCTTTGCTTGCTACTTGATTTCGCTTGTGATCCTTTTTTATTTGGTCGATACGTTGTCGTGTTAAGTCGTATTTAATACATATTTCAACAATCGGTAATTCACCATCATTAATATCTAATATAATCTCGTAATTACGCCATTGTTGAAACATTCTATCTACTTTAGGAAAAGTCAGAGAGGTATTCGGCCAAAGCTCAATCAACGCAGTAGCCGCCTCTTTTCCTACTTTAGTAGCTAAATCTGAACGCAATAACGTAGGTGGAATGTATAGAGTTCTATGAGCAAACGTCTTAAATAAAATATACGTAGCATTCAAGCCAATTTTCTCAGCTACCAAACGCGTTCTATAAGGCAGAGCGCGTAAATCTACAGGGTTGCTAGTATTGGCTGTATTGCCGGCTAAATTATCCATCAAAGCTAACCAGCTCACGGTTACACCAATCTTTCAATGCTTCAATGCAAGCACTTAGTTGTGGTCGCTTAGCTTTGTAAACAGACTCGTTACCCGTAAAACGTTGGCAAAAGCTGTGCATGGCTTGTTTAGTGAAGTTAGTTAATTTCTTCTCTTCACCTAACCGCATCCATAAGTATTGAATGCGCTTAATTTGCCCCTCGCGTGGATTAGCGGTAGGGCTATAACCTAAACTCTCAAAGTGCTTTAATACTTCTTTGCATTCATAGTAACTCAGTGCAGTACTGCTGCTTTTACCAGTAATTTCAATTAAGTTTTGACGATAAAGTACATCGTCCATATCAAGCTGATTTTGTGCTGCTTTTAATAATCTACGTATTTTCATGATGCTTCCTTAAGTTGGGTTAACCTAGCCAGCCTTTGCTCTAGCTCGGTTATTTTATTGGCTGCTAATGACAACAAGCTGTATGGCATGGGGTCGTTATTGAGATACACACAATAGCGATCTTCCATTTTGCCCTCAGCGCTGGTTCTTAACGCTTTTACTAAGTTAAATTCTTTAGCCATTAGAAGATAACTCGCCTTGCTCATGCATATCCTCATACTCAGCCCGAACCGCAGGCCAACAACCAGCACAATATTGATACTCATCGGTAGTCGGGTCATTGCGCCATTCGTGCCACTCCATTAAAGAACTAACATCATCAGTACTGCCATTAGCTTCATTAGAGATCACGTTTTTACAACCTTGGCCATCACAAGTTATTTTTACTGTTGCAGTCATTTCTCTCTCCAAAGCCCCTCACGAAAAGGGGCTTAATAAATTGTTAGTAATTATGAATTGCAGGCATCTTTAAGTGCTTTACCTGGTTTAAATTTAGGGACCTTCGCGGCAGCTATATCAATCGCTGCTCCTGTTTGAGGGTTACGGCCAGTACGGGCCGCTCTATCACCCACAGAGAAACTACCAAAGCCAACGAGGGCTACATCACCGCCACTTTTAAGCTCTGCAGTTACCGCTTCAGTAAAAGCATCTAAAGCCTTACCCGCATCGGCTTTAGAAATATCAGCGCCATGTGCAATTTTTTCGATTAGTTGAGATTTATTCATTGTTCAAGTCCCCTTAAAGGATGGTTAAATAAGCGTTAAACGTTATTATTAGTGTATTTAACGCGGTTTGGTTAATGGTTAACTTAGTGTGTTTTTTCTTTAGTAAACAAATGAAAGCGCCAGTTACGCTGTTGCTTCAATTTTTTCTTCAGCTGCTTTTTGAACTTCTTCATTAGCATCCTCTTCATCGGGGTTAACGGCTTCAATTGAGCTAAATTGCAGTGGTAGTGATTGCCACTCATCGTCTGCAGACTCTCTGAAATAAAAGCGTAAATAGGCTTTAGTGCCAGCAACAAATAGCGACTTACGTAATGCTTCAACACCTTTTTTATAAATAGGGTGGTCAATCTCCTTATTCATAATCTCAATAAGTTTGCCTGTACTCATTTTGCCGTTTTTGGTTTCAAAACTGGTGTTTATCCACTGCTGAGCATCGCCACTGGCATCACGTTTAATCACATCACGGTATTGGTCGAACAACTGACGGGCCGCTTCAATATTACTGTTTATTTCAATTCGGTCATCAATGCTACGCACAACTTTCAATAAGCCATCAATACTAAGAAAAGTGACGGTTCCTTTAATTTTTTTTAGCTTGATAATATTGTGTTCTTTAACACAGCGCTCAATGACTGTGTCAACCAAGTGCATTGACTGGTATTTAAACTCAGCCATTTGGTCATGTAATGATTTAGCCATGGGGAATAACGCTTTACATAGTTTGTCTTCTTCACGTTGTAATGGCGTTAAATTACTTTCTTTGATCAAATCACCTTGAGCGTTAAATACAAAGCCTTTGGGTGCTAACATGGTTTCTTCTTTTTTTACTTCTTTCATCGGGTTTATCCTCAGTTTAAAAATAGGGTTAAGCTAAATTATGTTAAGCGGGTATCGCTATCGTGCTGCGTTTTTGTGGCAATGGTGGTGGGTTTTGAATGCCCATTTGTTGCTTGGCTGCACTTTGAAACCACTTACAATCAATTAACACATCGCCTTTGTTACGTACTCTTGATTCAAGAAAACGCATAACGCTTGGGATAAGTGATTTAATTAATTTACGGGCACTACCTTTGGTGAGTTCGTGGGCATACTTCACCAGCACATCAAAATCTTCTTTGAGCATATCGTCGGTGAAATAAGGACGCATTAAGTTGCTACAATCTTCTAAAGTGATTGCCGTAATAGCTGCGGGCCAAAACACCACGCGATCACTAATTAAGTCATAACGGTTATTGCCACATATAATGTTTTCACGTAACTGATGATTTCCTGCCAGTACTACGCCACAGCCTGTACGGTCTGAAATAGTGCGTAGGGGATCACATACATCGGCAGCACATTTGTCGGCTTCATCTAAAATAATTAAGCGGTTAGAGCCAGTTAATTTATTAATAATCGCTTTGGCTTTTAGCCCTTTAGTATTTTTAGCGCTCAGCTTAATACCTAGCGCATCAATCAACTCATCTAACACCATAGAGCTAGTAGTAAATTCACTGCCCTCAATGTAAATAGTGCTAGGTAAATTATCGCGATAATATTGCAACGCTGTGCTTTTACCGACACCGGGCGAACCCGCAATAACCGTGAAACGTTGTGATTCACGAGCACTGTCACATGCCATAGCCACTAAACGATAAGTACTGGTTTGTACAAAATCTCCTGCTTTTAACGGTATAATGGTGTCTTCAATAATCGGAATAATGACATCAATTATTGAGGAGGGATCTATAGGGTGTGCGCCATTAATTAAGGTACTTACATAGCTTGAAGAAAATGAAATTTGTTTCACCAAGTGAGACTGAGTACGGCTTTTACTTTCGTTAAGCCAATCAATAATGCGTTTAACATCAACCATATGTTGTGGTGTATAAAACGGGGTAAAACTGTCAGGGTAGTTAATATGTTCTTTAGCCATTGTTGTTATTCCTTTGTGCTAAGCGGTAAATAAAAAAGTTAATCAAGCAGCTCGAATTCAAACTCTTCATCGTCATCATCTTCTCGTGGTCGGTTTACTAAGTTGTCACGGTAAAGTTCATCCAAATTAAATTCAGGCTCAGTGTGTTCAGCTAGAATTTCAGGTTCATTCGTCTCTATTACTTCAAGCGCATCAAGTTGCTGTTCGTGGGCTGAATGTGTAGGGCTATGACGTAAACGATTTTCTTCAATTTTATTCTGTAAGCGTTTTTCACTGGATTTAAGTGAAGCAATGCGTTGTTGCTCAATGCGGCTCGTCGGTATCGCGGCCTTTTTATGGCTAATCTCAGCCGTTAACAAATACGTACCGTTTACATCAAAAACCCGAATACTACTGTCGTTATGCAAATCATATTCAGCCACTAATTTTTGGCCATTAAATTGATGTAGGTGCGGCATGTGGTAACGGCGGCCATGTAAATTAATGGTGGCTCGTGCTACGTTGACTTGCTCTCGTGGTTTGATAAGTAAGTTTTGATCGTGCACCGGAATGCGCTCTAACTGCGCCCACATAGCGGCTGGGGTAGTATGTTTATATTCAGGGTGTGGGCGGTTGTGATACTTGTTTAACCATCCCTCAAACGCTTCGCACCACTCACCCAAGCTAGGTACATGAATCCCTTTTTGCTCAAGTATGTGCATTTTTTTACTGCTAAAATGGCGAGCAATATCATTACTCATGTCTTTACCGCAATAAGTATCAAAGTCTTTATTAAAGTCTTCTTCCATCACTCTAAAGAAGCGCTCTACATTACCTTTGGCTTTTGCATTACCAGGTATGGCAAAAATAACATCCATACCAAAGCTTGAATAAAAGCCTGCGGTATCATCATTCATTAACTTCGACTTATAACCACAGCCATTGTCTATGTACAACATAAGCGGTACATGGTTGTAAGTACCCATTGCATGGCTTAAGGCTGCCATGGTAGTTACTGCGCTTTCAGCGTTGGAAATGTACCAGCCTGCAATGTAGCGAGTTTTCCAGTCTTGAAATACCGTTAACTCTGCACGCCATAACTTGCCCGTATTAGGGTGTTTTAGGTAGACATCTAAGGTATGGCCGTCACCTTGATATAAATCACCGGCTTTTAAGTTTTCAGTATGGCGCAGGTTAAACATGCGTTGGCTATCACGGTGTAACTTAGTGCCCATGCGGTACGGTGATTTATCGCCTAGCTCTGCTGGTAATTGGTTTAAGAAGTACCACACGTTATTTTCTGTCGCCGTGTCAAAACCATGATCTTCACGCAACTGTCGCGCTACTTTTTTCATGCTCGGTTGTTGCGGCCTGTGATATAGCTCAATGGCTAGTGCTTCCCAACCATAGTTTTTACGTTGTGAGCCTTTATGTTTGGGTAACAAGCCCACTAAGCCACTTTCTTCAAAGGCATCAATCCAGTTTTTTAAGGTATTGCTGCTAGGTGTTTTATATTTTAATAAGGCCAGTGCATTAATGCGGTGAGCGCTGTTATTGTCACGCTGCATATGGCTTTTAAGTTGTTTAACCGCCTGTGAAAATGGATGTTCAGTTAATAGATGGGTTAACTCGCTGATAAACACCTTGCGAGCAAGGGCTATTTTCTTTTGTTTTTCGGTAGCATCTAACCAAGTATTAGCATCTTGGTTTTCTACCACGAGTTGTTTAAATTTAATTACGGCTGGGTGCATAACGGTATTCCTATAGCAATGTTGGTTAAGCTTTTCGGTTGACAAAAATGGCACCACGTAGGGTGTCGGCTAATTTAAAGGCGGTTTCTAGTTCTTCATCATTAAAAATGGGCATGTTCTCAGGGGCTTGTAGTACATCAACCCCGTAACTCTCTACTAATTGCTCTAGCTTTTTAGCTAAATGGATAATAGGCGCACTCAGGCTGTAATACAGCGCTAAGGCACACTCTTTTGACTGCTCAACATCAAGGCCTGATTGAGTGCATTTTTTAACTTCATGACCCACTTCACCTACGCACTGGCTAAGTAGGTCGTGCAATACCAACGCACGTTCGCGGGTATGAGCAACGGTTGGCGATACGCCGTATTTAAGCGCAGGGCTTTTGCTGTGTTGTTCATGATTCAACATGTTTATTGCCTCGGTGCGATCTTGTTCTGTTTGCTCAAGCTGCTGCTTTAAGCGTTGGTTCTCTGCTTGCACTGAGTCTTGTTCGTCAATATTTAAACGCAGCTGCTTAACCTCGGCACGTAATGCCCGTACTGACATGTCACCATATTCAGCGATTTTTTCAGGGGTTAACGCTTGTTTTTCTTGTTCGGGTAACTTAACGAGTTCCGTTATTTGTGATGGCTTTAAGTGTCCTGACGTCAGGACATTTGATTCAGGCATTTCTAAAAAGAACTTGGCAACATCCATATACCCATAGATTGTTGAACGGTTTAAGCCTCGAGCTTCAAGCTCACCTTTAAAGTCCTGTCCAACCGCCTCACGCAAATCCATGTAGCGATAACCTAACTCAGCTATATGTACCGCAAGGGCTATTTCTTTTTGCTCTATCTCAGCCCACTTATCCTCTACCGACTCAGGTAGCTGCACATCAATGGCTTTTACCTGCGCAAGAATTTGCGCGGTTATTGGATGACTAGCGCCTTGTGTTGTTACTGCTGTCGACATTAATATTTACCTTCAAGCATTTGCTGCATTTGCTTCTCTAATGCTCGGGTTTCTTTTATTTGTAATTCAGCAATAATGCGTTTTTCATTGATTTCTCGAATAAAGTCGCCAGAGTTGTGCACTAATTTTTGATGTAATGGATTCACCAAAATATCAAAGTGATAATTAGATCCAACCGCCCAACTTAATGCGGTTAATACCGCAGCAGGTATTAAGTTAGCTTGGCTAGGGCTTAGCCATTTATTAAATTTAACCGTGGTTACGGTAATGTCAGAATTGCGCAAACATAAGTTAATACGGTCTACTACTTGCGCGCGCGAATAAGGGCTTTTGCGTATGCTTTGCTGAATAGCCCCCACCAGCTCAGCGGCTAAATCGTAATCGGGAGCATTAGCTTCGTCTAAAGGGTCGTAATGTAGTGCCTGAAATAAGTCTTGTTGCATGATTAGTTCATCCCTAACGTTTGATTTAATTTAGCTAACTGGCATTTGCACTGACGAAAGTGACTGCGGTTAATCTCTTCATCATCGGCAAGCTTTTCCCAAATAAATTCTTCACGAAGTTGCAATGCCATGCGTAGCTCAATGAATTGTGCTTCAGGTAATTGTGCTATTAAGTCAATGAGTGTTTTCATATCAATACCTTGTGCTATAGGGCCTACGCCCAGAGGGTAAAAAATAATTAATTTTTACTAGTTAATTATTTTTTTGGCTTTGTTAGGCTTGTTTCAACTTTTTAGCTTTATTAACAACGCCACGGAGAACACACCATGAGTAAATACGCCCCTGCAAACGACCAAGGAAAGATTGCTTTTTATCAACTGCTAGAGGAGGACTTACTTGCTTGGCAAGCGATGTTTGATAGCTTGCTAACACAAGAGCAGCAACGTCAGTTGCATGAAGATTATCGAGCAACGGGTAAGGTAGAGGAGAGCGCAATAACACAAGCACAGCTTCTTGCCACACTTCGCCTAGGCCAGTCTGCGTTTCAAAGTCGCTCGCAAGCTCAGGTAATGCAACCGTTAACTGGTGGCTTAATTGGTGTAGTTCAGTTGGCTGCTCAAATGTTTGCCAATCTAGCGGCGCTTGATTGGCCAATAATTTCTGGCGTTGTGGACTGTCGAATAACAGACAAAAACAGGGATGATTACATAGCGCCAGTGATAATTGAATTGGCGTTTGCAGTTGGCGCTGCAAAGCGTTACGAATTAACGAGCAGGCAAAGCTTGTTTTAACCTGGCTGACAAGACCTGACTTTAACTGAAACGACATCATTCTAATGTTACTTTCTTCAAAGCAGTCTTCACTAGAAAAGATTGACTCGCTGGCAAGCAATGCTTGCTCATCCGTATGTCGCGCTTGTTTACGTTGTTCAAACTCAGCATGTAATTGTGCGGTGCTTTTAGTCATGGGTGTGCTAGCGGCTTCACTGGCTATTTCATCATCAATTATTTGCTCAATGGTGCGTTGTGGGTTGTGCTGGTTGCTTGTTGTCATTGCAAATTACCTAAGTTATTGTTTTATTTTTTATATTCAGGAGAAATAAAATGTCTACTCAATATCATGTGCCAACGCATAACGCGTTGTTTGCCTTAGTCTTTCAAGGTGCCATATTTAAGTGGCAGTCAGTGCTTGATAGTCAACAAAGCAAAGACGAACGCGCTGCGCTGCTGAAAAGTGCGCTAGCGGATCCCCTTGCAGCGGAAAAGCTAATAAGCGACCACAGGTTAAAATCCATACTTGCGCAAGGCCCGGCTCATTTTCAAAACTTGCCGCCAAGTCAGGTAACGCCTGTTTTAATAAACGCGCTAGTGCAAGCCATATATCATGCGTATCAAATGTTTGTAGCACTGTCATTACTAGATTCTCATCAAGGAACTGGCTGGGATGACCTTGCCATAACAGGTCAAAACAAGGATGCATACATAGGCGAACAAATTTATCGTCTGGCTGCTGCATTTTCGCAAACAAGGCAAGGCTCACTTGCTTGCTGGCCTTATACAACTGAGCCGTTGGCGCAATGCGCAAATCAAGTTGATGCTGAAACGCTTTAAAAGGTGTTAGCGCAGGTGCTGAATTAGTCATATCAAGCCTCCTATGCGCTTAAGCGCTTTTTAAGAATGGCTTGTGCTTCTTCAGTAGTGCCAACAGGTATGGCATAACTTGGCACGTCAGGGAAAACCTCTTTAGGTGTTTTTCCTAATATTTTACATAGGGTTAATGCTGCGGCCTTACCAACAAAGCGGCGATGAATAACGCTAGACAAGGTATTCAAAGCAATACCTTTTTCTTTAGCTATGAGGGTTAAGGTTAAACTGGGGTGAATAGCAATAAGGGCTTGCTTTATTTCGGTAGCATCCATAGTATTGTCCTTTGTGTTTTTGGTAAAACTCACGCGCTTACTTTGACGGGTTCATGCGTGGGTTTTGTTTAAGTTGGTTAACAATATATAGGGCATATACGCCCTAGCCAATGGTTATGGTGCATTAATGTCTCATTTTTTACGTCAAGAAAGGGAACGTGTTGATTTAAAACAAAAAACAATTTACGAGCATTGTGAGGTAGACAGGAAGACATATAGTCGATGGGAAGCTGGAACCCCTATACCATCTGATAAATTAGCCAAGTTATATGAATTGGGATTTGATATTGATCAAATCGTTATAGGGCACAAAAGCCCCAAAAAAGATTTAGGAACAGTTAAAGCTGATAGCCCTAAGAATGATATTTTATTCATTGACGTCCCTGAATTAAGTCTTCATGCCTCTGCAGGTCATGGTGCCGAAATCCTCACCGAAGAAAGCGATAAAAGTTTAATATTCAAAAAAGAATGGATAAACGCCCACCGTTTACAAAATAAAGACTTGGTGATGATTCATGCTAAAGGCGACAGCATGGAGCCAAGCATCACCTGTGGCGATGAGCTGCTCATTGATAAAAACCCTATGGATAGGTTTGTTGATGGCATTTATATAATACGTATAGACAAAGATCTCTTTGTTAAACGATTACGGAAACGTCTAACAGGTGCAATCGATATTATTTCAGATAATCCTGCTTACCCAAACGAAACCATTGATGATAGTAACTCAGACCTTCTACATGTCATTGGTAAAGTCGTTTGGATTGGCAGGGCAGTGTGACTAATGCAATATTTAAAATAGTAATCCCTACATCTATTTTAAAAAGCACTATCAATAAAGCTTTAAATAAAAACACTCCTTCAAGAAGTGATTTTTTTTATGAAGTACGAAATGCATTTAAAAAAAATTTAGAAGATATATTTAGCAAACATGGAGTAAGGATCAATTCAAGGGACATACTTGGCAAAGTAAATTATAGAAAAGCTCCCTGCCAACAGGAGCTTGGTCGTATAATTAAATTCACTGGCTGGGATAATGATATAAGAAAAGAACTAGATTTCTTTTTTTGTGCGCGATATGGGCACGATAAATCGAGTATTGATGCTGTTAACTATATCGATAGAACCCCTGTATCACTACCTTGCTTAACTTCATTGTCGGGTGTGTTTTCAATAGGAAATATCGTTATTTCACTTGAAAATTCAGATTGCGACATTCAGTTGACTTTAGGTGATGGTGTCTATTCAACAGGTTATGCCTATGATATTTCCAAGAGAAAAAAGAAATCATATTTTGGTTTGTTTGGTATATGGTTTGAGCCAAAGCTGATTGACGCTATTATTAGCAATAAATTGTCAACTCACAAAGAGACTTCTGATGAGTTAGATGAGATAAATATTGGTAGTAACTATCCTGTAATTTGGATTGATAGAATTACAGGGGCTTTATATACGTGCACTTGCTTTAATCCGTATTTAGACATAGATGATGATATTATAAGATTTTTACCGTATGGAAATAGCGAACCTGAGTTAACCGAAAGAGTTAAGGCAATAAAGTATATTGATAATTTATGCCACTTTTGTAATGGAGGTCTTCCTAAAATAAAATATGGCAATAGTATGTATTACTCATCCTTTTTACAGTATTACCTTCCTTATCATAAACACTTATCAAGAATTAAACATGGTTGTGACATATACGAGGGTTCAGAATACAGAGTTATTGAAAATGAGTTAAGGGTTCGATTTGGCTTTCCTAAAGTTGGTGAACGATGGCTATCAGAAACAATGCTATATAATATTATTGTTACGTTATTCCCCAAAGAAGAGGTTGTTCATCATTATAGAGGCTCCGAATTACAAAGGCTTGAACTTGATATTTGGTTACCAAATATCAAACTAGGCATCGAGTACCAAGGAGAGCAACACTATAAAGTGGTTGAACATTGGGGTGGTAAAGAAGGTTTAAAAAAAAGAAAGGAAAATGATAAAAAGAAAAAAATGCTATGCAAAGAATTAGGCTATCAACTTATTGAATTTAAGTTTTCAGAAAACCTGACAGAACAACTAGTGAAAAAGCGATTGTCAAAATTTATTACTGATTAAGTCGACTTTTTCATATGCTGTAGAACGCCATCAACAATTGATTATGTTGGCAATGGCGAATCAAATGGAAAGCAACCCTGTTACCGCTATTCCGCAAGGGTTGCCCAAGGCTAAGATATTACCGGGTATTTTACTTGCCTTAGCGTATGGCATGGAATTGCCTTTTCCGGTAAAAGACCGATCTGATTTTGAAGTACCTGCTGGCTCGCATGACTCAACGTTGTTGCAACATTAAACGCTTTGCGATGGCAGCTTTTTAATAAGTTGTCCCAGTTGTGCTTCATAATAATATCCTGTTGTTTTATAAAGCGCCTCAAATCAATTTTAAGGCGCTTATTTTAAATTGTCAGTAAAGTATCGGTTAAAACAAAATTAACGCATGCTCGTGTTCATTAAACATGTTTTAAAGAGGGTTTAACTTACGTTTAATGAGTAAAGGAAACTCAAGAGCTAACTTCACCCAAAAGCTCGAGTTAGGGGCTAAGTACCACAACGCAGATAATTAGGTCGTTTCAATTGTTCTCGTGAATTCTCGAACAATAACCATTTTCTCCTCTTCTTTGCATTCAAGGTCATAAGTTTCATCCATCCAATCTATTGCATCAGGCTCGCCATACTTGCCACCACCAAACCAATAGGTCCAACCTACCCAAGAATCATCAGGCATTTTAGCGGCTACAGATTTACTTTCATAATGACGCGAGCATTCACACGGAATGTTAGTTTCAACTTGTCCTTCTCGCAATTCATAAAGAGCATCCCAATGCTCATCAGCAAGAACTAGTTCATCGTAAAGCTCATCTATATTTTCATCAGTTACTAATGGTGGCTGTTTTTCTTCCCACTCAGCAGCTCTAATAATTATGGCGTGTTTAATTTTTTGTTCTGGTGTCATGTCATTCCTCACATCTAGTTAAGTTAAAATAATTTATTTACCAAGCGCTTAAAAACAGCCCATTAATACTCAATTCAACAACGAAACAAAGTAACCAAAAAAGCCAAGTACTCTGATGTTGTTTATCAGTACTACGTTGTTTTTTACATTCATTATGATTTCTCATGCGTGAAGTAAGCTCCTTAAGGGGGTAATATGCCTTGGTTCTTTAAAATGAATCAGGCAATGCCACAGCTCTAACAAACCACATAAAGCCAGTTTGCAGCTTTGTTTTAGCAAGCGCTAAAGCTCTACGGGTTTCTGATAATTGTTCATCAGACAGCTTACCAATGATTTCAGCGTCTACATTCCGCATCTTATTAAATTCGTTAATCAGCTCACCAACTTCCTCACTTTTGGCTTTGATCTTATTCATTAAGTTGATCTCTTCTAGGCTCAAATCTCTGTAGCCTTTAATTTTCTTATGTTGGTCTTTCATAGGTGTCTCTCTTATTTAGTGAAATAAACTTCTTAAATGGGCAATATGCCCTTGGTTCGTTCGGGCCTGAACTGGCGTAATGCTTTTACCACCATTTTCTTTGGCTAATTTCCCCTGGTGAAACCCTCGCACCCAGGCGTTTTTCTTTTCGGTTTTTCGATAAGGGCAGTTATCCAGCGTTTTACCGCATAAAGCAGCATTTTGTCCCTCTTCAAAGGTGGCTTTAAGTTTTATTGAAGGCATGTTTAAACCTCTTATTTAATCCCACTTAAAGGGGATTAATTTTTTAATGTGCGTTATGGAGTGCTCTAAATTTGGCTAACTTACGCTCTAACAATTCACCAGTGATTTGTGCCACTTCATTAAGTCGCTTCAACGTTTCACTGAACTTAGGCTGAGAAATTCCGTTAAACACTTGTGCGGATACGGCATCTAAGCCCTTGCATAAGTGATCTAACATGGCTTGTTTCTTTTCAGGACTTTCTATCCTGGTAAGGAGAAATAGCAGCTCAATATCTTCAGGGGCTTCACAGCCTTTAAAAAGTGAATGTTTATTAAGGTTGCGCTTGTTTTTACGTTTCTTTTTTTCGAGTTTTAGCTCTGTGATGCCAGGCAAGCAGTTTGAACAAGTTGTTGCCTCTTCACCTCTGGCAGAGCTAAGTGGGGAAAACTTACGGTTGCATTTAGTGCATATCTCTCGAATGTCAGTCATACGCCCATACCTTCATCGTTAATTTTCATAGGGCAGCTAATGAGTAGTGCTTTTATGTCACTCATGAGCTGCATCCCAATTTAGCGGTCTCTTTACCGTTAACGGGTCTGTCTAAACGCACGTTTTCGGCAGCATTAACACCCGCTAAATAGTCTTTGCTCCGAGACTTCCCCTTAGTTCGGTCACGAGGTTTACCATCTTCAATGTCTTTAAACTTGTTTTCTTTGTAAGTTTTAATCAGTGCGGTTTGCTCATCACTTAGCGCAAATTTATGAATAGTTTGATAAACAGCTAAGCACCAGGCTTCGGCAAAAGCATCACCACGTTTAGTTTTTGTTGAAGGTTTGCAGCGTTTTGATTGCTGCCTAATGTATTGAGCGCGAGACTGCTTTAATTGGCGATATAAAACGTCAAAGCAGTATTGGGCTAACTCAGGTTGTGGCGATATGCCTAAAAAGCAAACTTTCGCCTTCACTTTCCAGTTAATTTGCACATAACTCACTACAGGCTCAACACCAAAAGCATGAGAAATTAGGTGCATTAAGTTGGCTTCGTATTTATTCACTCCTTTGGCATCTAATACGCATTCAGCCGTTGAGCAGTCAGCTAAATCTACATCCGTTAAGGTAATGGCATGCTCTTGCATTAGCTTTTGCGCACGGCTTAACGCTGCAGCTGCTTCGTTAGCGTTTGAACTTTTAGCCAGGGCCAGTAGTTTTTTAATTTTATTGAGGATTTTGTTATCGCTCATACCGCCCCCTTAAAAGTTAAAAGTGTGCTCACGGGCAATAAAGCCAGCGTGCTTTAAATCAGCATTTAAATGGCCGTTAACGTGGTGTTTTGATTCATACCAGGGCGCACTGTGAATATCGGTAGTTAAGTGAATTCGGTTGAGGTCTTTAGCACCGTTGTAAAAATAAACCACACCATCACTTTTGCTTGGGGCCAGTTCTAATACCCAAACGCGTTTGGTGTGTTTACGTTGTTTTTTTCTCAAGTGAAAAGTGGTTGGTTTTTTGGCTAGCATTTTCTTACCCTTGTAGTTGTGGCACCTAGTAGTGGCATCACTTAAAAAAGCCCCACAACCTAAACAGCACAATAAGGCGTGGGGAAACGTGTGTTCCTGGGAGAACATTTTCCAGATGAAGTGTTGCGCTTTCATCTGACAACCAGTACTGTAAAAAAAGAAGCCTCGCACCTTATACGTCAAATGTTTTCTAGCAGTTAAGCCAAGCCATCAAAGGCAAACTGGTTGCATGAAAACAAACAACAGCACTACCTCGACCCCTAAATCAACACCAGTAAAGACTCCTTTAGCTGAAGTAATGGAAGCTGCGTTTAATAGCGTGACTGAATTACCTTGGTTTGAAGGGTTTCATACTGGTAAACATACTGACCGCCACGGCAAAGCGTTTACCTTTAGCCAGGAAGACCTTCAGCAAATGGTGGATAACTTTGAACCAGGTACAGTCGCGTTCTTAACAGGCCACCCAGAGGCCGATGCGCCATCGTATGGTTACGCCAAAGAGGTGAAACTAACCGATAAAGGCCAACTGTATTTAAATGGCGATGATGTCAATGTTGGTTTTGCTCAAAGTGTTATTGCTGGGCACTACGGCAAGCGTTCATTGGGTATTCAATTCAGTAAAGCCAAAGGCTGGTTTATTGACCATGTAGCTTTTTTGGGGGCGGTAAAGCCTGCATTAGACCTTCAGTCGGTGGGGCAATACAACTTCTCAGCACCTGATACGCCGCAAGATATCAGCGAATTCGAATTCTCCATTGAAACCCAAACAGCCAATACCCTAGTGCGCTTTTTACGTAAATTCCAAGCGTGGATGATTACCAATGGTGACTCTGAAGAGGCGAAAGCCATTGTTGACGAATGGGATGTTGACTGGCTGCAACGTCAAAGTATCCGTGAAGAAATCAAAGAAGAAAGCGAACACTCCTTAAACTATTCAAACCACAATAATCCTGCGGAGGATGATATGAGTAATTTTACTCAAGCCGATATAGATGCGGCAGTTGCGTTGGCAACAAAAGAGGCAAAGACCAACGCCTCTGCACAGTTCAGTCAGCAAAGCCAAGCTGATAAAGACCAGATAGCTTTATTAACTAAGCAAAATGCTGAAATGCAATTTGGCCAACGTGTTGAAAAACACCAAGCCTGGATAACCGAACAAATTCAAGCCAGTAAGTTATTACCTGCACAAGCTGCAGGTATGGCTGAGTTTATGGCGCACATTGAAAGCGCGCCAGGGGCTGATGAAATTACCCAATTTGAGTTTAGCCAGGGCACGGGAAAAGACGCTAAAACCGTTAAGCAAAGTCCTGTTGAATTCATGAAAAACATGATTGAAAACGGCGCTAAGCACGGCTTGCTTGATGATGAACTCATTGATGATGATAGCCCAGTTAATGTTGAGTTTGCCTCAAATGAAGATTTGAACAAAGCCGTTGTTGAATTCCAAAGTAAAAACGATGTCACCTACAGCGTTGCCTTAGATTCAGTCTTAGCGGGAGGTAAGTAATATGTATTCACAATCTAAACGCCCAATTTTAACGTTGACCATTATTGCTGCAGCAATTGTTGAAGCGCATCGCGCTATCGCTTTAGACGGCACTTATGCCGCTACGGGTGAGCACATGCATGGAGTATCAGACACCAACTCATTTGTTGATGACGAATTAGCCGTTGATGTTTTAGGTACTACAACCTGTGAAGCAGGTGCGGCCATTGTAAAAGGTGCACTCATTGAAGTTGGCGCTAACGGTAAGTTTATTACCAAAGCGGCAGGTAAAGTGGTTGGCAGAGCGTTAAGCGCAGCTGCAGCTGATGGCAGTAAATTTGAAGCCCTTTTATTACCTAGTAACGCATAAGGAAATTTAGTATGCCTAATCGTAAAAATATTCGCGTAGTTGACCCTGTACTTTCTAATTTAGCTTTTGGTTATAGCAACCCTAACTTAGTTGGTCATGAGTTATTTCCACGCGTAGGTGTTCCTGCCAAGTCAGGAAAAATTATCAAGTTTGGTAAAGATGCATTTCGCGTTATTAATACTCGTCGTGCACCTGGCACGGTAACAAAACGTATCACCATTGGTTTTGCTGATGAAAATTTCTCATTGCATAGCAATGCACTTGACTGCGTTGTACCAAAAGAATGGCTACCTGAAGCGGCATTAATACCAGGATTAAATTTTCAACGTTCATCACTAGAAGCTGTGATGCAAATTGAATTGAATAACCTTGAGTATGAACAAGCCACTTTAGCGCGTAACCCAGCAGCCTATAGTGCTACCAACAAGGTAACGTTAGCGGGTAATGCTAAATGGACTGATTATGCTAATTCAGATCCTATTGGTGATGTTAAGACTGGTCGTGAAGCTATTCGTAAGAAAACAGGCCAGTACCCTAACAAAATGGTAATACCTGCAGACGTAAATGAAGTTCTCAGTGAACATCCACAGTTATTAGCCAAGTTCTCTAACGATGAACTGAAAATAATGACCGTTGAACATTATCAAAAGATTTTCCAAATTGAGAAGGTTGTTATTGGTATGTCAATGCTAATAAACCCTGAAAACAACGATAATTTTGAAGATGTTTGGACAAGCGATGTGGTATTGGCTGTTGTGCCTAAAGTGGTTACTTCACACGCAACCATGAGTTTTGGTTACAACTATGCATTAGACGCGCCTGGCAATAAACACCCTAACGTAGAGTCATTTTGGTATGACCGCACCATTAAGTCACATGTTGCTGGTGTTGAATATGAACGCCAGTCATTGCTAACAGGTATGGATGCAGGTTACCTAATTCAAGGCTGTAAATAAGTTCGCGACACTAGCACAGGAGCTAGTAGTTAAGTAAAGCGATGGATAGCCAAGGATGGCAGCAAGGATGCTATAACAATTAATCTTATTTACAGGTGAATTATGACCGATGAAAAGAAAAAGGCATTCATAGCCAACTGGCCAGTAAAGCACGATAAAAAACTGTACCAGCCTGGCACAGAGCAAAAGCCACTCATGCTAACCAAAGACCAAGCAGCGGCATTGCTAACACTTGGTGCTATTAGCGAGTTGGACGAACAGCCAAAGCAAGATGGCGGTTTAACTGATGAGCTTAGCCAGGAACAACAGTTAGCTACTGTAGTAACGGCCATTGGCACTATGGATTTAAGTCTTAAAGAAAACATTATTGGCAACGGCTCGCCAGATGCAGGCAAGCTAACTGAACTTGTTGGCTTTACAGTGAGCGCAGCAATGCGTAATGAAGCATGGGCACAAGCTCAAACGAATACTTCTACTGAAGGTGAGAAAGCCTAATGTCATATATCACTTCCTCAAAACTCATAATTAGAATGGGCGCACGCGAACTGGCCTTAGTCACTGGCGGTAAGCTAGATTTAAGTATTGAGCCAGAGCCATTAAAGGCGGTTATTGAGGCAAGTGATACTCAGGCCTTTTCTGCAGAAGAAATTGAAGATGCTACCGCAGCAAAAACGTTAGTTGAAAGTACTATTCTTGATGCCTCAAATTTGATAAACGGCTATATCTCTGAGCGTTTACCACTGTCTGAGCAATTAATTAACGATAGCGCATTACCCAGTATTTGTTACAAGCTTGCTAAACATGATCTATTTATTACCGCCGATGAGCAAGCAACGGATGACAAAAAAGATGCTATGCAACAGCTACGTGATATTGCCAAGGGGCTTGTTTCACTCGGTCAAGAAGACCCTCAAGCAAGAACTTCACCCAGCACATTACGCGTAGCGGCAAGTAATCGTCCTAGCATTACGGATGGCTTCTAGTGGCTGGTGTCCATTTAGAAATAACAGGTTTAAATCCTGTTAAACAGGTCTTTAACCGCCTTCAAAGTCTTGATGTTAATGAGTTACTTACGGATATAGGTGAGGCATATCACGATGATGTGTTGAGTCGTTTTGATACAGAGCAAGCGCCTGATGGCACGCAATGGCAAGCATCACAGCGTGCAATTGATGAAGGGGGTAAAACCCTAACCGATACCGCTATTTTACGTGACTCTTTCCATTATGAAATTAATGGTGATCAACTTTTATATGGCTCGTCTGAAGTGTATGCCGCTATTCATAACTTTGGTGGTGATACGGGGCGGCGTAAGTCAACCAAATTACCACAGCGTGAAATTATTGGTCTTAGTGCCAAGCAGTTACGCATTATTGGCGATACAGCCACCGATTTTTTAAATGAGTTATTACCATGATTAACAGTGTTATAGAGCGCCTTGAAGCGCTAACCGATGATGACGGTAAACGAATCATTAATGATGTTAAACCAGCGCTTGATATTGTTGAAACTATGTCTGACTCGCTAAAAGTTAACGTGGTGGCTTTTGTTGTATTACTGGAAGAGCAACCAGGGAATAACCATCGTGATATGGCGTACGCCCCTGCAATACAAACCATTAATGAAACAGTTGGCGTATTGATAGGTATTAGAACCACAGGGCGTAGTGAGCAAGACAAAAGCCAATTAGAGAAAGTGCGAAAGGCTATACGTGGGGCTTTATTTGGTTGGACACCTACCCCAATACATTCAAATTTTTTATTAGGTAAAAGCAATATTCAAAAAATCCAATCAAGACAGTTGTTTTGGATGGATCGCTTTACCAATCAGCATGATGAAGAGGCAAGCCAATGAGCAAGAAATTACCTAACGTAACGCAATTAAATAACCGTCAAGGCGGTAGCTATATAAAAGACCCTGAAACGGGCAAAACCACCTTGGTTGAACAAACCAAGCCTCAAGAAATTACAGGTTTTGAGAATCAAGAAGACAATGCTACTCAAAGTAAGGCACCGGCTAAAAAAGCCCAGGCTAAATAAGGAATCTATCCATGAAATTTAGTGAAAAATTACTCTTAGCAAAACTAGAAACAACTTATGGTGTTGATGCTTCGCCTGGTGCAGCAAATGCCATTCTAGCCAAAGATGTTGACTTAACACCACTTGAAGCCGAAGCCTTAGAGCGAGGTTTGGTGAAACCTTACCTAGGCGCTGATGAATCTATTGTCAGTGGTGAGCATGTGCTAATTAGCTTTAAAATTGAGTTTCAAGGCAGCGGCACTGTTGCTACGGCTCCTGCATGGGGGCCATTAATACGTGCTTGTGGTTTTGCTGAAACGATTACTGCAGCTACTTCTGTTGAATATGATTTAGCGGCCAGTAATTACGAAAGTGCCACGCTTTATATGAACATGGGCAAAAACCTCCATGCCATGAAAGGCGCTCGCGGTAATGTCAAAGTTACCCTAGAAAAAGGTATTCCATACTTAGAATTTAACTTTATTGGCTTATGGGTTGATCCTACCGAAGTTGCCCCAGTAACGCCTGATTGGTCTTTATGGCAAAAACCAACGCCAACAGGTGCAGGGCGTACTTCAGGCTTTACGCTAAATGGCTTTGCCGCAAAGCCTTATAAGTTATCTTTAGATGTTGGCCAAGACGTTAAGTTTATTGAAACCTTAACTACCCAAAGCATTGACATTAACGAGCGTAAAGCAAGTGGCTCAGTCAGTATTGAAGCACCTGATTTATCCGTTAAAGACTTCTTCAGTGATGCTAAAAACTCAGTCACTGGTGCGCTCTCTATTCAAAATGGCCAAGTACCAGGACTTATTTGTAAAGTCGATTGCCCGAAAGTGCAAGTTAAGCCACCTAAATACGGTGATAACGAAGGTACAGCCAGTTTAGATATGGACTTAATTTTAATCCCCAGTACTGCAGGTAATGACGAAATCAAATTCACCTTAACCTAACACTTATTTTGCACAATTGAGGGCGTTGATGGTGCTGGAGCACTGGAGCTAATAGTAAGGATGCTTTGCCATGGATGGCATTTTTTATGTATTCAACCCTAATTTAAAGAGACTTCAACCCATGTTTCAACTAAAAAAAACTAACATTGTTTGGTGGCCAGTCACCATTAATGAACCAGTGGATGGCGGCAAAGTTACCGAGTTCCCCTGTCAAATTCAGTTTGAATTACTTGACCAGAAAGAGTTCGACGAACTCTCCTTGAAAGGCGATATTGTTTTGTTAAGTAGCGTAGTCAAAGGTTGGCAAGAAATATTAGGTGCCAACAAAAAAGACTTACCTTTTACCAAGAAAAACATCGATGCATTTCTTCAAGTGCCCTATGTCCGAGCATCATTATTTAACGCCTATTTAGGCGCTGTGTCAGGCGCACCTGTAAAAAACTAATAGAGGCTGCGCAAGGATGGGCAGCACCAGAATTAATCACGAACATTACGCTTATTGAAATGGAGCAATTTGGCGCACCACAACATCTTATCGATGAAGTAAAACAAGACCAAGTTATTGAAATATTGCCCATGAATTGGTCGGTAGTGATTTGGTTTAATGAGGTTTGTGACTTAATGCGCTATCGCCATGACGGTGCTTGTTTAGGCTTTGATTTAGTGCAAATACAAACCGAAAGCCAAATGAATCAACGCGAGTTCACCAAAAAAGAATTTAACGGTTTACGGACAATGAGCAAAGCCGCTGCGAGAACGATAAACAAGGTTGATGCATGAATGATTTAAAGTTAGGTATTGTTTTTGACGTTAAAAACGGCAAGTTTAAGTCTGAAGTAAAACAAAATACCCAGGTGGTAGAAAAACTTGGTCATAGCACGCAACGTACTGCTGGGCAAACTCGTCAGCTAGGCAGTGCATTAGATAATACCAACAATAAGCTTATCGCCACAAACCGCGTTGCCCAATCAGTAACGCGTGCTATTGGTGGCTTAGCTGCAGGCTTTGGTGCTCTACAATTAGGCAGTGGCTTAGTTAGAGAGCTAGCAACTTTTCAAGATATCCGAACCCGTTTACAAGGGCTTTCTACTGATGCAGCAGACTATGCAGCTAAAGAGCGCTGGTTAATTGATTTAGCTGCCGAGCATCATAAAGAACTAAACGGCTTAGCTGATGGCTATAGCCGCTTATCAACACTCACCCAAGAGAAAATCATTACCGATGGTCAAGCACGAGATATGCTTGAGGGCTTGTCTAATGCTGCCGCACAAAATGGTGCTACCAATGCCGATTTAGAGCGCGTTTATTACGGTTTAGCCCAAGCACTTGGTCAAGGTGTTGTGCAAATGCAAGAAGTTAATCAGGTTGTTGAACCCTTACCAGGCTTAATGACTAAATTGGCTCGTGCTGCAGGTGAAGAAACGGGTGCTGGTTTTAAAGCGCTCATTGCTTCAGGTGAAGTAACGTCTGAAATGTTTGGTGGTTTATTAGTTAAAGCGTTAACCGAATACGATGGTGCTGCAGCTAAAACTGCAGATAACATTAATACTAAATATCGTGATATCAAACGTGAATATCAACTATTAGCGGTTGAATTAGAGCAACCTATTAATGGTGCCTTACTACCAACCTTGGATGGGTTAGCGTCAGGCTTAGCCTTCCTTAAAGAGCACGCAGAAGGTGTCATTACCATTTTAGAAGTTGGGCTTGTTGTTGCAGCTGGTCATGCAGTAAAAGCTATTTCAAATAAAACAGCGGTAACTTATGCAAGTATTACTGCCGATACAGCGAAAGCACATGCATCAGCAACGGCAGCAAAAGCAGAGGAAGTACTTGCTGTATCGGCTAACCATAGGGCTGTGCAAGAGCAAGCAGCCGCTAAGCGATCATTGGCCAATGCCACTAATACTTATGCTAGAACCAGAGCCGTTAAAAATCTGGCTATTGCTAATGGAAAAGTTGCTGCGAGTGAAAAAGCTCTAGTAGCGGTCAGAACAACATTAACAGCAGCAAATAACAGATTATATTCTTCAGGTAAATCTTTAGCTTTGATGAGTAGCCTTGTAGGCGGTTTACCAGGACTATTAACTATTGCTGGTTTTGCTATGTACTCGTTTGCAACGAGTACTAGTGATGCAGCTGACCAGGCTAAACGATTGAATGAAGAAAATAAAAAATTAAATCCATTTGCAAATTATACATTCAAAACAGCTACGGGAGCTTTGCAGCGTTATCAAGGTCAACTTGAACTTGCCCAGCAAATGGCTGAAGAAACACAAACTCGCTTTAAAAATCCATTTTTTAAAAATGTGACTGCCTCTGATGTGACAGCAGCGAATAAAGAGGTTGAACGCTTAACAGAGACTATTGAAGCGTTACAGGCCATTGTCGGTGAGAAAGCGCCTGGCAAAAAAGAAACACCAAAGCAAGATGTTAAAACGTTAGATATCTTTTCTCAGCAACGTGAAGCATTAACTAAGCAATTAGCCTTGTTGGGCAAAACCAGCGAATTATCTAAAGCTGAATATGCGACTACTTTAGGTAAGTACAAAGATTTATTGCCAGCACAAAAAGAAGTGATCGTTAATTTAGCCAAGGAGATTGATGCAAAAAACAAATCCTTAGCAGTTGATGTTGTAAACAATACTCAAGCAAAACAACTTGCAAGCAATGCTCAAAACTACGCTGAATCACTACAGCGAAAAGTATCATTGACGGGTGAAGTAACTAACGTTCAACAATTAGCTTATGAGCTGGAAAATGGCAGTTTAATTGGCATTAATGACCAATTAAAAGAGCAATTAATGTTAAAGGCTGAGCTTGCAGATAGAGTTGAAGCCGATGCTGAAAAGCAACTGCCTTTTTGGGAACAAATGAATGAGCACATTGCGAGTACCACTGAAAATTTTGATGTGATGTGGGGGAATTCGTTTGACCGTTTTGCACAAGGCATTGGTGATGCGACAGCAACGTCAATATTGGAAGGACAGAGTTTTAGTGACGCCATGAAAAATATTGGTCGCTCAGTTATTAAAGAAGTGATCTCGGGCATTGTACAAATAGGCGTTAAAAAACTCGCACTATTCGCCATTGAAAAAGCCATTAATAAAGGTACGGCTATTTCAGCAGCTACGTTTATGTCTGCTAATGCTTCAGCAACCGCCATGCAGGCTGGTTTAGCTACTTTTGCATCTATTTCGGCTATTCCTGTTCTTGGTCCTGCTGCGGCTCCTGGCGCAATGACTGCTGCATTAGCGGTGGCAACACCAATGGCTGGTGCTATTACTGCTGCTTCCGCAGGTATGGCGGGTATGGCTCACGATGGTATCGACGAAATCCCCCGCGAAGGAACATGGTTACTTGATAAAGGTGAACGTGTTGTAGATAGCCGAACTAACCAAGATTTAAAACAAGCGTTGAATAAAGGTAGCGTAGGCTCTAGCTCTGGCACCGTCATTCACCTAACCAATCATATAAAAATCGAAGGTGATAACAATACCTCTGAATCTCTTGAAAGCGCTATTGAGTTATCAACTGAAAAAATGCGCGCCGATTTATACGAAGACTTTTCCACAGGTGGTTTGTTAACCCAACAACTTAAGGCGGCGATGTAATGCCCAATATTATTGACTTACCCGATATTTCCCCAAGCAAATGCAGCTGGATGGTTATTCCGTCAAGCACTGCCGCTTTTAACCCGTATTCAAAGGTTGAACAGGTATCAGAAGAGCCAGGCGAAAAATGGCAAGTGAAATTAGAATGGAAAAACCTTCCACATGCGTATGGCCGAGATATTCGTGGTGCGTTAATTGCGCTTCGTGGCCAAGTGAATCAATTACGCGTGAAAGATTTTGCTCATAGCAATATCGGCAGTTTCCCTGGTATAGCTCGGGTTAAAGGTGCAGGCCAATACGGCATTGTGCTACTCGTTGACGGTTTAACTGCCAACACGGTTGTGGGTCATATTGGAGACAGATTTCAACTAGGTAAGCGTGTTCATGAATTAACGCAAAACGCGGTAACTAATAGCAGTGGCCAAGTTACCTTAAAGTTTG